TCTAATTGCTCATTAGATGTTATTTTTTTTCTTGTAAACTTACTAGCAGGAACTCTATATGCTAATTCTGTTTTTGGCCGATCCATACCATCTTGAATCGGTTTAAAGAAAAATGGATAGTTTATACTAATTGGGACTACTTTATCGGTAAACATTTTTTTAGCATCTGCACCTGTTTTAGAAAGTATCCCATATCTACTATCACTTGATATTGTTGCTAAATTAACAGATTCTGCTGAAGACATAAAAGAAAAACCACTACGTCTATTTTTAAGATAACACATTCCATAACATCTCTTATCAGCTTTACAAGCTTCCCAGAATATATAAAACAATCTATTTGCCTCTCTAAAATCTGGAGCACCTACATCTATTTTGCTCCATTGAAGATACATATAGTGTGTGCCTGTTAAATAAGTTGGTTTACTATCGTTTACAAACCAAAATCCTTCTTCTCTTCTTTTAAACTCTTCGTCTATATAATCGTACCATTGATCTTTTTGCTCATCTGGATAACCTCTCCAATCAAATATATTTTTTATCCTTTGTAATTCTTTAGGGTATTCTTGTTTTACCCATTTATTTTTTGGATGTTTATATACTTCTTTAGGTTGTTTTGGTAGGGCTATATGAAGATTTTGTATCTCAAGTATTTCTCCAATTTGTCCTGTTTTAGATATAACAACTATATCATGTTCTTTATTGTAACCGTACTTCCATTTTTTACCACGGTTCATACGTGTTACTGTTGTTCTTTTTATGGGTTCTACAACCTTAACTAACTTTTGCTCGTACATTATTTCGATCTACCTTCTGCGAATCCTTTAAATGTTGTAACCTTTTTCTCTTCGGGTTCTTTACCTTCTAAAATATTCTCTTCTTCTTGGATTCTGTTAAGTATTTCAAAAGCATCAAATATCGCTAGTTTTTTAGTAGCCGCGGCATTTTTTAATCTATCAGCAGAAACATCGTCTTCTGTATTAGTGATAATCTTTTCTTCTGCTACTTTAATTAATTCATCAACTGCCTTTCGCCCAGCTTGGATTATATTCTTCTTCGTTTCCTTGGTATTCATATTTAATTGTAATAAATTTATTCATAACTCTATATAATCTTTCACCGTCGATTATAAACTCATATGTTGAAAAAGGCGTAAAGCCTACAAGTTCGTTTTTGCTATACACACCATCCGTATATTTAATTATCCCAATGCACTCTTCTTCTTCTCCTGGTTTTAATTTATCCCTTTGTTTTATAGGTTTCACAAAACAATAACCATCCATAGCTATCCAATTATTATTTTGTTTATATAAAAATATTTGATCTTCTTTTACGAGATAAGTGTTTTCATTAAAATAACTTCTACTATTCTTTTCGTTACCTCTAATATCATGATAACGTCTAAATACATTATGATGAACTATGATTGTATCCCCAGGTTCTACACGTGTTTTAAAAGCAGTAGGAACAGATTTAACAATAGCTTCTCTATTTGTAAATTGATGATTTTGTATTTCTGTATTAATAATAAGATCTTTGTCACCAACTTTAGTAGTGTTGTTATACCTATTTCCCTTTGGCTCTATAACAAAGTCAAAAGGCGCTTTCATTAGTACTCTAGATTATACTCTATAGATATTGCCATGTTCTTGTTAAAGTCCTTCCATGGTAAAACATCTTTATTTTTCTTAATGTAAATAGAATACTTATCATCTTCTTCTATAATATCAGATATTGTATGTCCACCATAGACTTCTTGACCTACAGCATAATGCATGGCGTTTTCCTTGTAGTCTTTACCTACAGTAATTTTTCTAATTAACTTTGCCATTTTATTCGTAATTTATAGTACCGTTATGTATATTTATATTATCGGTACCATATTCTTTTTTTAATTCTTTTTGCATTTCATTTAACTCGTCTTGCACAGTATTAACATGGTGTAATAAAGTATGTTTTCTACTTTCAATACTACCTACTTCTAATTGTGCTCTATTTAAATTGTTAATAATATCTTGCATTTTGTTTAAATGCTCATTACTAATCTTAGTAGGCTTTTCAGCCTTTTTTGTTTTTGCCATTTTATTTAATTTTAATTAATTATTTGTTTTTAACTTATATCAGTTACTAAATTGTTTAGATACGTGTTTAAGTCCGCTAAGTCTTGTCCAGTTAATTCTACATTGTCCCAAACCATAACTTCATATATTTTACCATTAAACCATCTATCATTATCGTTTCTTACTCCCAAGTTTTGCCAAAGCGCTATTCCAGTTTGTGTCGCTGTGTCTACACTTGTTCCGCTACTTTCGTACAAAGTGTGTAATCCACTTGTGTTTCTAGTTACGTATAACATATTTATAGAACCTTCAGCGAAATCCCCTCCATTTAACTGAATAGAAGATCCAACATAATTTATACGAAGAGTATCATCATCAAAAAACTCAAAAAACGTTGAATTTGCATCTTTTGAGAACACTGTGTTTTTAACACTATCATCATCAATCTGATATACTAAAGCTAACGTATACGCTTCATTAGTATCTATATTCATTGCGCTACTATACTCGTAATAATCATCTGTACCATCAAAATGAAGACCACCATTATCTACAGAAGCTTGATTACCAGAGGTTGATTGAACAGCGTGTCTATTATTACCAGATTGATCTTTCCAATTACCTACAGATACATTTGTATTGTTTCTATGCCACACGGTTAAACCGGCGACATCAGAAGGAACCCAAGTAAATGGGTCTTCTAAAGTAGATGCGTGACTTATGCTATTTCCTAATCCTAACATTATTTACCGAAATAACAAATTATGCTTTTAGCAGCATTTAATTTACCAGCAGTCCAACGTCCATATATAGTAGCTCCTTTAGGTAATGTATTAGAAGCATCCATTTCAACACCACCTCTAGCTTGACCACCAAGAGATTCTAAAATATATAGAGCTTCAGGGGAGGAGCTAGCTACGTTTCCAGCGTGATCAACCGCTGTGTTTGGAGCAGATTGCTTTGCTATAATTAAACCTTCAGCAGTAGTTGAACCGTCATGACTTAATACCACGAATGGATCTGTTAAACTTCTAGGACATAAAGTAGCTGATTCTACTATCATACCTTTTTTAATTTTTGTACTAGCTGCTCCCAATGTTATTTCACCCGTGTCATGATCGGCGTTACCATTATTATTGTGTCCTGTTGTGGCAGCTATAATACCTGAACCATGAGCATCAGCATCAGTAGTTATCCAAGGGCTATTACCATTCTCATCTAATTCAGATATTAACCCATTAGTAGCATTAAATGCAACAGCATCATCAAGAGCTGTTATAGCTACAATTACATATCCCTTAGGAGGATAAAATGCATCTGTACCATCTACAAGCATGCTACCCATTTGTCCGAAGCCATAAGCGACTTCTGTTGAATTTTGTCCCATAATTTATTTTTTTACTTTTTCTAGTGATCTACCGCCAAAATAAGCACCGATCACGGTTATTAATACTAATTGTAATAAGTCTACCCATGTGTCTTTAACTTCAAAAGCAAGTACTCCAGCGTCAATAAATATCATTAACACTGTTGCTACAACTAGAAATATAAGAACTAAAGGTCTTATGTTTTTTGATAACCATGAATCTGAATTCATATCAACTTTCCATCTTTCGGAAACTTGTTTTTGCATTTCAGCTTCATAACCCATTATCATATCTTTTATTTGTTTTTCAGCCTCAAGCTTTTCTTCTTTAGATGTGTGTAAATTATCTATAACACCACCTACATTTTTTACTAAATCACTAGCTCCACCTGAAAATATCTTTCCTAATATATTCATAATTTAATCTATTTCATCTATATTTGGTCCACCGACTTTCTTTTCTTGTCTTTTGTAAGCACGATCTATCTTTCTTGTTGCTCTTTTTGTCACCTTATCATGTTGTTTCTCAGCTCTTTTTTTCGCTCTAGCTATTTTCTTTTCTTTTCTATCTTCAATTTTTGCTCTTTTTTTCTCTTCTCCTTTAGTTGTAACTACTTTATTTTTTACAGGTGTAGGTTTATTACCATAATTAAAAACTTTATAGTCTTGTGGATTTTTATAGTTTTTAGTTGGTGAAGGATCAAAACCAGCTGCTTTTCTCCCAGCATCAATTTTCATATTCAAAAGCTTAGCCTTAGCATCATATTCAGCTTTACTAATTTTTTCATTAAATAAATCTTCATTCAACCACTCTAAGTGATCTTCAGCGTCATTTATATATTCTATAGTTTCGTTACGATCTTTATCAAATTTTGATTTTGGAGCTATTGGCGCGCCATTCTTTTTCCCTTTTTTTGTACCTGAGTGCTTAGGAAAGCCTTTCATTTTAAATCCCATAATTTATTTTTTATTCCCAAGGCATTTTTTCCCAAGGAAAGTCTTTACTTCCCTCTGGCATCCATTGACCTTGATAGTTAATTTTTCCGTTTTTTCTTTCGTAAATATTACCATTCCATTTAATATGATTATCATCATAAGCTAATTTACCTATTTTCATATCTGTTAAATGAACCATCTCATGAGCTAGTATATGTTTTTCTTCTTCACTTCCTGGTTTAACTTTTTTACTTAAAAATATAGAACCATCATCATTGGCTTCACCCATTATTCCTTTATCTAAATCTTTTCTATATATAGGTGTGCCTGGAATAGAGGTTTCCTCTTTATTGAAAAACAATTTAGATTTTATCTCTCCACGCTGAATAATTGGTTTATTTGATTTTCCTAATTTAAAAGTCATTACCTGTCTTTATCTTTAATCATATCATCTATAGCTTTATTATAAACTTTATCTGTATATGATTTGTTATTAAAAAATACACTTCTTTCTGATATTGGTAAATCTTCTTCACCAAGTAGTATTCTATATATTCTACTTATTAGTTGGCTACATTTAAATGAAGTTTTAAATACAGAGTATTTTATTGTAGTTCTATTTCTGTGTCTCCAAACCTCAACCCAACCATCTCTTCTTAGTTTTTCCCACCGGTTTTTATCCCAGCTCATGGTATAAGTACCATCTATAAACTCTTGTCGTGTAAATCTTCCTTTACAATCTAAATAAGCATCTGTTAACCCGTAAGTCTTACAAGCCCACTTTCGTGTGAGCCTGTAATACTTAAGGATATTTAATTCACGCAGATCCTGCGCGGTCAGTCTCACTTATTAAGCTAAAGTGATTTGACAAGCTGTTATTCCTAAATCAAATTGACCTGAAAAAGGACGTATACCATTAGCTATATCTGTTATAACTATAGGTGTACCTTTGTAATCCGCGTTAATCGCAGCTTCCATCATTTCACACACTGCTTTGAATTTACCAGAACCATGTACTAATAGCACATCGTCATCAGCAGCAGTTCCAGCCATAGATTTAAACGATAATCTTGTAGCTGTAGCACTAATAGAATCAGCCCCTAAATAGTTAGCGGCGGGTAACACAACACCATCGTTCTCTGTAAATGCTGTTGAAGCAGCATGTGCGTTTGTAGCGTTAAGTACAGAGTGATGTGGAATTATCTTGTTATCAGTGTCTCCAGCTCCTAAATAAGAATATACTGTTACTGTTTCACCTAAACTTAAGTTGTAACCTACAGCACTTGATACACCTGTAAAAGTTAACGTACCATCACTAGCATGTAGAGCTAAATCGTCAGAGTGTATTCTAGTTGTTTCACCAGCAGCAACGTTAGCAGCAGCGGCGAAATCAGCTCCTGTAATAGCGTCTATTGTGTATTGACTACCTCTATGACCAGTTTCAGCACCATCAGCAAGTACAGTAACAATTAAGTCTGTAGCGGCTGTTCCTGGATTTACTATATTTCCAAAACCATCTGCAGCATCAGTTAGATCTACAGTTTGAGCATCACCGTGACCAGAATCATGCACTTGATTAGCCACAACAGTAAAACTCTGCTTTCGGAAACCCATAAATCTTAAAAAGTTTTTATTTTCGTTATTCATTTTTTTTATTTTTTATAAGTTAATATTAGACAGCAGAATCTACTGTACATCCCGTTATGTGTTCGCTACAAAACGTACTGTTAAAAACATCAGCTATAACTACAAATCCATCACCTGGATTAGAGTTAATAGCAGATACAAGATCGTCCATAGCTTCTACTAGTTTACCTTCTGTTACAGCTAAAACAACTGAACCTCTACTATTACCATCACCTACAAATCCTTCGCAAGTTAAATAAATAGCATCAACATCAACAGTTCCAGCAATAGCACCTACAGCAATACCTAAAACTGTAGAAGCTGGTATCATCATAGCTTTGTCATCAGCAGCCGGTTCAGCTGTGTGAGCATTGAAATATAAATAATTTTCTCCTTTCATTTTTAAATATTTTTAATTAGGCAGCTGTTGATATAACAATGGTATTTGTACCAGATAGAAAGTTTGTAGCTTCTCCTACAAAATCTGTTTGGTAAAATATACCGCCTCTTGGGTTAGACAATACCGCAGCTAATTCCTGCATTAATAGTTTTACATCAGACGAACCCATTGTAACAACAACAGTATCATCTGTAGCAGCTCCGTTTCTAGATGCGAAATGTAAAGTTACTGCAGCAGAGCCCGTAACATTTGCACCTAAAAAACTTGAAGACTTAAACATTTGGCCATCACCTGTAGCGTCGGCCGCGTCTGTTCCTTCGTTAAACCAAAGGAAATTTTCATTATACGCCATTTTTTTGTTTTTTTAATTAATAATTTGTTTTCGTTTTAGG